CGAATACCTGGAAACCCGCTATGGCGGAACGCGGCTTGGCCGCCAGGAACTGGATGGCGAACTGATCGAGGACCGCGAGGATGCCTTGTGGCGGCGCGAGCAGATCGAGGCAACAAGAAGCATCGCCCCGAAGGAACTGCGCCGCATTGTGATCGCGGTCGATCCGCCAGCCTCCTCGGGCAGCGGCTCGGCGGCCTGTGGCATCATTGCGGCGGGAATTGATGCCGCCGGCCATTGCCATGTTCTGGCGGACCGAAGCATCGAGCGGGCAAGCCCCTCGCAATGGGCCAATGCCACGGTTGCCTTGTACCGGGCGCTCGAAGCGGATGTGATCGTCGCCGAGGTCAACCAGGGCGGCGACATGGTGAAGTCCGTCATCCACACGGTTGATCCAGCCGTGCCGGTTCGGGCCGTGCGCACCAATCGCGGCAAGTGGCTGCGGGCCGAGCCGGTGGCGCTGCTTTACGAGCGCGGCCTTGTTTCGCATGCCGGGCGGTTCCCGGAACTGGAGGACGAGATGTGCGATTTCGCGGCCGACGGCGTGTCGCAGGGCCGCTCGCCGGACCGGCTCGACGCGCTCGTGTGGGCGATCAGCGAACTGGCGCTGAAGGACGGGGCAATCCCGCGCATCCGCAGCCTTTGAACGAATTGCCGATGAAAGGGACAAGATGAATTTGGTGCTGGACTGGTTCAGGCGGCCGAAGAGCCTGCCCGATGCCGAACGCAAGATGGCCTTGCCGCTGGTCGCATTCCACCATGCCGGCGAGGCTGGCTGGAGCTCGCCGGAACGCGGTGCGCTCGCCCGCGAGGGATTTGTGAAAAACCCCGTGGTCCATCGCTGTGTGCGCATGGTGGCGGAAGCCGCCGCCTCTATGCCGGCGATTCTCTACGAAGGCGAAATGGAAGTCATTGCGCATCCGGCTTTGGAGCTGCTGCGCCGCCCTTCGCCGCATCGTTCGGGCCGGGAATTTCTCGAAGCGCTGTTCACGCATCTGCTGGTGTCTGGCAGCGCCTATGTCCAGGCGGTGCGGGACAACGAAAGGCTGCGCGAGTTGCACCTGCTGCGGCCGGACCAGGTGCGCGTTGTGACCGGTGATGATGGCTGGCCGCTGGCGCTGGACCATGGCGAGGGCCAGCGCAAGCAGCGGATCGGCCTTGCCGGCAGCCCGGCGCAGGCCTTGCAGCTTGCTCTGTTCAATCCGCTGGACGATGTTGACGGCCTGCCGCCACTTGCCGCCGCCCACATGGCGCTCGATATCCACAATGCCGCCAGCCGCTGGAACAAGGCGCTGCTCGACAATTCGGCCCGGCCTTCCGGCGCGCTGGTCTATGCGGCAGCGGACGGCGGAAACCTTTCGAGCGACCAGTTCGACCGCCTCAAGGAAGAACTTGAGGCCGGCTATGGTGGTCCGGCGCGGGCCGGCCGGCCAATGCTGCTGGAAGGCGGGCTGGACTGGAAGGCGATGTCGCTTACGCCCAAGGACATGGATTTCATCGAGGCGCGCAACGCCGCCGCCCGCGATATCGCACTCGCCTTTGGCGTGCCGCCAATGCTGCTCGGCATTCCCGGCGACAACACCTATGCCAATTACCAGGAGGCGAACCGCGCCCTTTGGCGGCAGACCGTGCTGCCATTGGCTGCACGCACGGCAGATGCGCTCGGAGCCTTTCTGGCGGCCCATTACGAAGAGGAGTTCCGGCTGGAGTTTGATCGCGACGGCGTTGAGGCGCTCGCCGCGGACCGCGAAGCGCTATGGGCCCGTCTCGAAGCAGCAAGTTTCCTGACATCTGACGAAAAACGCACTGCGGCGGGCTACGGGCCGCGGGACAGCGCGCTGCCGGAAATACCGGCGTGAAAGGCGGACTTCAATCATGAACATTTCCCCGCCTGCGGAAGCCTTCTGGCTTCTGGCGGCGAAATCGGTTGGCGCGCTGTCCGGCGCGGCGATTTCGCTTGCCTACATGCTGCCCAAGGGCCGCCGCGAGGCGGCCCTTCGCTTTTTCACCGGCTTTGCCGCCGGCATGGTGTTCGGCTTTCCGGCCGGATTGAAACTTGCCGCGATGCTTGGCCTTTCCGGTCAGTTGTCCGGCGCGGAAATCGCGCTGTGCGGCGCGGCAGCCGCCAGCCTTGGCGCCTGGTGGGCGCTCGGCCTCGTTGCACGGTTTGCTGAACAATATTCGTTCCCGAAGAAATAGGAGGCCGCATGGCCGCATGTTCCGCATTTGCGCGGCGCGAAACCAAGTTCGCCGCCGCAACGCTCAACCGTGTCCGCGAGGATGGCGTCTTTTCCGGCTATGCCAGCCTGTTCGGCGAAGTCGACCTCGGCAATGACGTGATCGCGCCAGGTGCCTTCCGGGCGTCGCTGGACCGGCGCGGCGCATCGGGCATTCGCATGCTGTTCCAACACGATCCGGCGCAGCCGATTGGTGTGTGGACCTCGCTCAAGGAGGACGCGCATGGCCTTCGTGTCGAGGGCCGCATCGCAACCGGTTCGGCGCGTGGTCGTGAAGTGCTGGAACTGATGCGCGCTGGTGCCGTTGACGGGCTTTCCATCGGCTTTCGCACGGTTCGCGCGCTTGGCGGAAAATCCAGCGGCCTGCGACGCATTGTCGAGGCTGATCTTTGGGAAATATCGGTCGTCACCTTCCCGATGCTGCCGGGCGCGCGCATCGACGCGGTGAAATCCGACGCGGGCCGGTTGCCCAGTGTCCGCGAATTTGAACGCTGGCTCGTGCGGGATGCCGGGCTTTCGCGCAGCGAGGCGCTTGCAGTGATCCACAAGGGCTTTGCGCATGTTGCCGGCGAGCGGGACGCCGCCGGTGGCGAACGCAGGAAAACCGGCGGTCCGGCAGAGGCAATCCGCGCTGCCAGCCGCCTCATCCAGTCTTCCCTCAACAACAGGAACTGACCCCATGAAAAACCAGACGTCCCGGCGCGATCTTGCTCCGGAAACCAAGTCGACCGGCGACGAAGTCGCCGTCGCCTTCGATGACTTTATGCGCACTTTCGAGGCGTTTCGCGACGCCAACGACGAACGACTGTCCCAAATCGAAAACCGGATTTCGCCCGATGCTGTCACAGTCGAGAAGATGGACCGCATCGGCCGCGCACTCGATGAACAGAAGAAGGTGATGGACCAGCTCATCCTCAAGGGCCGCCGTCCGGCAGCCTCAGGCGGATTTTCGATTGCTGAAGCCGAGCACAAGCAGGCATTCGAATCCTATGTCCGCCATGGCCAGGAGAACGGTCTCAAGCGGCACGAGCGAAAAGCGATGACCTATGGCTCGGACCCCGATGGCGGCTATCTCGTCCCCGACGAGACCGCGGCGGAGATCGGCCGCCGTCTGGCGCTGATTTCGCCGGTCCGTTCGATCGCCACGGTGCGCACCGTTTCCGGCGCGGTGTTCAAGAAGCCGTTCGCCGTCAGCGGCCCGGCGACCGGCTGGGTTGCCGAAACCGACGCCCGTCCGCAAACCGCCACGCCGACGCTTGCGGAGCTTTCCTTCCCCACCATGGAAATCTACGCCATGCCGGCGGCAACGCAGACGCTGCTCGAAGACAGCGCCATCGACATAGACGGCTGGATCGCCGGCGAGGTCGAGGCAGCCTTTGCCGAACAGGAAAGCGCCGCCTTTGTTTCCGGCAACGGCATCAACAAGCCGCGCGGCTTCCTCGACTATCCCAAGGTTGACGAGGCCGTCTGGGCCTGGGGCAGTCTCGGCTATGTGCCGACCGGCGTCAACGGCGCCTTTGCGGCAACAAATGCCTCCGATGCGCTGATCGAGACCATCTATGCGCTGAAGGCGGGCTATCGCCAGAATGCGCATTGGGTGATGAACCGCAAGACGCAGGGCGAGATCCGCAAGCTCAAGGATGCCGACGGCAACTATCTGTGGCAGCCGCCGGCCAGCGCTGGCGACAAGGCCATGCTGATGGGCTTCCCGGTCGCCGAGGCAGAAGACATGCCCGACATCGCCGCCAATTCGCATTCGATCGCCTTTGGCGATTTTGCCCGTGGCTATCTCGTGGTTGACCGGGCCGGGGTGCGCATCCTGCGCGATCCCTATTCGGCCAAACCGTATGTCCTGTTCTACACCACCAAACGTGTCGGCGGCGGCATCCAGGACTTCGACGCGATCAAGCTGGTGAAATTCGGCACGGCGTAAGGCGTCCCTCCCGCCCGGGCTCCTTTCCGGCCCGAGCCGTCCGAAGCGGCCCCGCTCCCTCCCGGCGGGGCCGCATTCCCTTTTGCCCCAACGACATGGAGTTGCCATGGCCAAGGCCCTGATTATCCCGCCCGCCGGATTGCCCGTCAGCCTGGCGCAGGTGAAGGAGCATCTGCGCATCGAAACAAACAATGAGGACGCTTATCTGCTGGAACTGGCGCGCACGGCAACTGCCCATGTCGAGGCCCTTGTCGGCAAAACGCTGATCGCCCAGACATGGCGTATCTATCTTGACTGTCTGCCGGAAAATCGCATCGCGGTTCTGCCGGTTGCGCCGGTGCTTTCCATTGCAGCCGTCACACTGTTCAATGCAGACGGCGCGCCGCAGCCTTTGCTTTCACCTGGATACGCGCTTGAGGCTTTCCGCGATCCGCCGAGACTGGTTTTTGCGCAAACGGTGCTTGCAGAGCAGGCGGCCAATGGCGTTGAGATCGACGTCGTGGCCGGATTTGGCGAGGCCGGCGAAGATGTGCCCGGCCAATTCGGCAGGGCGATACTGGTGCTTTGCGCACATTGGCACGGCTTTCGCGGCGCAGCCCTCGACGCAGCACAAGCGGGTGTCGTTCCTGCCGGTTTTGACCGATTGCTCGCGCCATATCGCCAGGTGCGCCTGTGAGCACGGCAACCGATCCCGGCCGCCTCTCGGTACGACTGAATTTGCAGCGCGACAGCGAGCCGGCCGATGGCGCGGGCGGCTATTCCACGAGCTTTGTCACGGTGGCCGATGTCTGGGCGCAGATCAGTCCCGTGTCGGCGGATGCGGCAAGCCGGGCGGCAACGTTCAACAACGACATCACGCATGTGATCACCGTTCGGTGGCGAAACGACCTCGCCGCCGGGATGCGTTTTCGCAAGGGAGCGCGGGTCTTTGAAATCCGCGCAGTGCACGATCCCGACGAAACCGCGAGATTCCTGCAATGCCACTGTCTGGAAACGAATTGAGCCTTCGCCAGACCGGGCGCGCGCTGTCGCAGGCGCTCGGCCGCGCACTCATCCCGATCAAGCAACACGAGGAAACCAGCGATGAGCGCAGCACTTGCCGTGCAAAAAGCGATCTTTGCGGGCCTTTCGGCCTCGCCGCAAATTGCGGCGCTGATCGGCGCGAACCGGATATTCGATGACGTGCCGCCAGGTGTGAAGCCGCCCTATGTCGTGCTTGCCGCCGCCACGGTCCGCCCGCTCGGCGGGCTCGAAGCCGGCGGCGAGGAACACTTTCTCACGCTCACCGCCTGGACCCCGGCCAAGGGAAAGAGCGAACTGCTGACGCTTGGCGAAGCAATCCGCAACGCAGCACAGGCCGTCTTGCCGCTGGAGCCGCCGCACCGTCTCGTATCGGTTGAATGGCTCGAAACGACGGCTGGACGAGAAGAAACGAGCGGGCTGCATCGTCTCGAAATGCGGTTTCGCGCCTTCACCGAATGACCTTGAACCTGAAACGGAGCACAGCCCATGACCGCACAACGGGGCAGGGACCTCTTGCTGAAAATTTCCGATGGCGC